TACGGTAACAGTATCTCCTGTACCCTGTTTTATGATGACAGAGTACGGCCCACTACTACCACTATCAGTCGTATTGTTGACTATAAAATATAGTTTGTCTTGATCGTTAGGGCTAATAGTAACCGTATTGTTTGCACCTAACGCACCTGTAAACACAAGCACCCGGTACATACCGTCAGTTAACGTACCGTCAGTAGTGGTTAAAGTGTGAGTAGTCCCAGATAGTGAAATAGAACCAACGCCAGATAAAACACGATCTATAATATCCATGTTGGTGTTAACAGTATTACCCCAAGTGCCTTCCTGATCTCCTATTCCGGGTTTTTCGATCCCACTGTTTACGGTATAACTACTAGTCATTTTTTACCTACTAGGGCTAATTTTGCTGCGGTTGCTTGTAATAACACTTGTTGCGAAGCCTCATTTGATTTAACCATTTCATTCCTAAACGATTCAACGGCTGCGCTTGTTTGTCTTTGTTGTTGACTATTTTCAATCGTTAAAACAGGCATCCATGTTACTGCACAACCCCATTCTTCAATGTCTTTATCACTTTGCGGGTCTTTACCTACAACTTTCATAAACCACCCACATTCTAATTCTTTACAGGGTTCAAAGTTATTTAACGGGCAATTATTTTTACATTCTATTTTCATCAGTACACGCATCTACATATTTTTGATAAGGAGAAAAGTCCGTAATAGTTTCATTACGCACCGCCCAGATAACAGGAAGTTTTGTCTCATCAATATATTCTATTTCTCCTGTTGTGTCATACCATTGTATAACGCTTATATTAGAAGGAATGTCAGACATATCTATTTTTTCAAAACTCTCTCCATCCTTAACTATTGTTTTATCTATTACTGATATACTTACTCTCATATTAAGCATCCTTTGTACAAATTATTACATCACAATATTGAACTGCTAAATTTATGGTTGACCCAGTAAAACTGTGATTGTGCGAACCCCCCGGACTTCCTGTCATACCACCTGTAGAAGTTCCAGAAGAATTACCCGCGCCATATACCGCACCACCCGAAGCGGCTACGGAACCTCTAACATGGTGAGTGTGCGTAGGTATTTGAGAGGCAGTCAATGTATGGCTTCCTACTGTACCTGATGCTGACTGACTAGCAAAAGCAGTTGTAAAAGCTACACTACCACCTGCACTCCCACCACTACCACTTACTACCCTTAACGCTTTGTTATTGTTAGCCGTTGATTTAGTCCACCCTGTAGGCGCACTAGATTGATAAAACAGCATAGCTGTATTTTCAGCAAAACCTTGATTGTTAGTTACTGTATTATTTACTTTAAACGCAACTGAATCATTTCTTACAATTAAATTGTTAGCAGCAGAACCCGCTTTAACAGTGTTTATGTAAAAATCTGAATCTTCTTCGGTATCAGTAACATCTGTAACAACTGCATACATTTGAGCATAAGATGTTGCATTTCCCCCAGAGTCATCCCCTATAAAATTTATATAGCCTAATTGATCATTGTCTGCGGGTGATCCAGAGTCTCTAGTTAAATTAATAGTTGGGGCTACAGTTGCGCCAGCGTCTGTTGAAGTAAGTGTTAATTGTGTAGCATTTGCTCCTGCGGATAAAGTAAGTCCTGAATCGGCTGAGTGTACTAACACTACATCTGAATCTGCTCCAAAATAAATACTAGCTCCATCAGTAGGCAACAAAACATTTCCTAAATTGGTAATTGATGCCGCAGTAGTTAACGTACCTGCTTTCATAGTTTGGACACTAAGTTGCCCATCTTCAGTACCATCACTTACATCTAAGGCTGTGGCAAATACACTTGCTGCAATAAATTGCTGGTTATTATCATTCTCCATGTCAAAACGAATAATCCCACCATTATCATTATCAGCAGGACTAGCAGAAGTTCTATTGAGAGTTAATATAGGAGCAGCCGTAGCCCCATCATCATTTTTATCAATTTTAAAACTACTTACATTTAAATCGGTAAGCGCATCAAAAATTGCAGCACCACTTCCAGCACCATCGCTGTATACTATTTTTACATCGCCATTTGGTATGGTAATTTCTGCGCCTGATCCTTGTTTAATTGATAAATCAAACCCACCTGATGTAGCATTTTCTATTATCCAAACTTTAGAAACTGTATTAGGGAGTAAGGAAACTGTGCAGGTAGAGTCGAGTGTGCCTGTATATTTTAAATATAAAGAACGTCCCGGATCTGTACCACCATCTGCTATGGTTGTAGAGTGAGTATCTGCATTTGTAGTAATAGCTTCTGTACCATAACCAAATGCCTCTGCAATCAACTCAAGATTATTATTAGTTTTATCTCCCCATGAAGTAGCGTTTTCACCACTAGCTTGTTCTTCAAGTCTTAAATCATTATCGTATGAGCTTGCCATATTATTTTCCTATGCTGCTATATCTTCCCAAGTTACTGTTTGAGAGTCATCCACCGCAGTCCATGTTACTGTTTGAGAGTCATCCACCGCAGTCCATGTTACTGTTTGCGAGTCATCCACCGCAATCCATGTTACTGTTTGAGAGTCATCTACTAGCCCCCAAATAGCAACTGGGCCTACACCACCTGTTGCTTCAACGCCTTCTGGGGAAACAACTGCTTTACCTGTAACCGTTACACTTCCAACCGATCCTGTAGCCGATACGCCTGTTACATCTTCGATAATGCCAAACTTAACAGTTACACTACCTACAGCCCCTGTTCCTGCTACTCCGGTAGCAGATATAGTTGAACCAAAACTTACAGTTACACTACCTACAGAACCTGTAGCAGATACACCCGTTGCACTGACTGTAACGCCAGAGCCTTCAGTAACCGTAACAGAACCAACAGCCCCTGTAGCAGAAACTCCCGTTGCATTGACTGTAACACCAGAACCTTCGGTAATAGTGACTGAATTAACAGCCCCTGTTCCTGCTACACCTGTAACCGATACAGTAAAATCAAATTTATTAGTAACTGAACCAACTGCACCTGTACCAGCTACACCTGTTGCATTAACAGTAATACCTGTGCCTTGGGTAATAGTAACTGAACCAACTGCACCTGTACCAGCAACCCCTGTTGCACTAACCGTTACTCCTGAACCTTCGGTAATAGTGACGGAACCAACTGCACCTGTACCAGCTACACCTGTGACTTCTACAGAAGTCGGTTGCCCGTACTTACCGCTACTCCAACCTCCTCGTCCCCAACCAGCAGCCATTGTCTTTACGCAATCCTTATAATCGCGTTACTAGCATCTGCCGCAGGAAAAGCTATGGTGAAGTCTCCTGAACTAGAACTTTTATCCGAACCAAAATTCAACACTAATACAGATGTATCACCAGAAGTATCTTCGTTAAAAATTAATGCGCCACGAGCAGTAATCGTACTAGACGACCAAGTAGTGTCTGCAAAATCCGTTATAGCAGTTGTGCCATCCAGAGAAGGATCTACACGAGTTAACGTATTACCTTTAGCCGTATAATTAGTCCCACTAACTTCATTACTTGTTGTGTAAGCTGTTGTAGCAGCACCTAAACTAGCACTTGATGTATACAAAGCTATTTTAAATGTATTACCACCACTATTAAGAAAATTGTGTTTAGCTTCAAGTATTTCTTTTTTGAAACTTGAACACATTGCTTGTGTTATCGCCATTTAAATATCCTCTATGTTTTTAGCTATATCAGCATGACCTTGTTTTTCTAATATTACTTTTATAGTTGCCCTTTCACTTTGAGCTACTTTATGAAAGTAATCTACTAACAGAGCTTTAATGTGATTTTGATACGCAAGAGCTTGTTCTCGTAAAGGCATAGGGGCATCCATAGAAACATCAACAATACGTTTAACAGCTAACTCTGCCCATTCTTCAGCGTTCATTCCTCTATCTGTTGTAGTAACAACAGTGGGTGCGCCTATACTTGACTCTACAGTTATATTAAACAACGGCTCTTCTTCCTTGTCCTGCTCTATATGAATCGTTACGGTTCTTGTACTCAGCTAATTGTTTTAACATAGCTAACGCTGCATCATATCGTTTTTGATATTCTGCCATTACATCTGGTTCACCTTTCATAAATATGTAGGCTTCAAGAATACTTCCGTACAATAATACTGAATCAAAATTATCCCCTAGCCAACTTGTCCCACTAGAAGCAACGGTAATAGACTCTGGATAATAGTAGTAATGTAATTCCATTGAATACGCAGAATCAGGTGTTGGCCCTAAAATAAAAGTCGTATCATCAAAAAGTGCGTAGTATTGCGGAAGTCCTTTATTAGACCCCTGCACAGGATAGGCTTCCCGTATAAAATTAACATCTTTATTTACTAGATAACTGTAGTTATTACTGCCATCTATTACCGCTAATGAAAATGTGTCTAGCCAATCAGCAGGTAAGGTTAAGTAAGGAGTATCCGCAGATACGTTACCCGTTACATTTTTACGTATATTAGCTATCTGTACAGTATTATAAATACGTTGTTCAGCTTGTGTAATAAACAAATTAATGTCAGTCGTAGTAAAATTATTTTCTACATAAGACTCTATAGCTGTTTTTAGGCTTGCGTAGTTCATAATAATTAATCTGAATTTTTACTAAATCCAGTACCTTTAGTCGCTGCGCCTTTACCTTTCATCTGTTGTGTTTGCGTGTTAGGTATATTATTTGGATACCCACACATATTAGGAACAGGTACAGGTTTAGGTTGATTTGCGTCTGCTTTTGGTTCTTTCATATATAACTCCTATGAGGTAGTAACCGTTACCGATCCTATCGCTCCTGTTGCTTTTAAATCATTGGGCGTTAGCCCGTCATTATCGTTAAATCCTACTGGATACCATCCCCACTGTATAACTCTACTGCCAACACTATTTTCTGTCTGTTCATAAGAATTATCAGGTCTTGGATTTCTAATGGCTTGTGGGTCATTAACTGGATATAACCCTACAAAGTTTTGTGGTTGATCTGGTTCCCAACAAGTCGGACATACCAGAATATTAGTGCCATGTGCGCGAATAAATATTTCTTTAAGACGCTTCAACTTATACTGAAACCCACATCGGTCACAGTTTGCAATTGCATTTTTAGCTGATGCGAATTTCTGAGCCATATTAGTTCACGTAATATATTTGCGGAGTGATTAACAAAGAGGCTTTATCCCTATCTTCATCAGAAGCAAGTAACCAAGCCTCGTCATACATCTGTTTAAGGATAGGTACACGTTGTTCTGATCCCGGTATTTTCATAGCTAGATGATACGCAAGCCCAGCAACTAACGCAGGTAAAAACCTGAATGGTACATCCATTGTATTAAAACCATCCCCTGCATCTAGTATTCTGGCTAACCGCCAATACACTAGCGTATAAGTGTCTGCACTGTCTGGTACAGGCCATAGAGTGACCGTGGGGTTTTGCACCCCACTAGACTCAGTAGCACCGCTTTTACGGTCTATGTATATCTGGGTAGGTCTACCTGTTGTAGTCTTGTTAGGAATAGCTGCAAAGTTAGACACCGTTATCCTAGATAGAGCTAGGTCAGATTGCGTAGTACCTGACCCAGTACGTATAACGTGTTCTATCAAATCAACCGTATCAACAGCAAGATTATAGGTAGCTGTTCCAGAAGTTAATAACTGTGTACCTTCTTCAATCGTCCACAAATTAATGCCACGATTAGCCCACTCTGCAAACAACAGATTTAACGAGCGTCTAGCTGTTTTTAAGTCATATCCTGACCGTAGTTCAGATCCTGCCCGTTCAAATGCCTCCTCTACAATCTCATTTAAATCGAGATTGAATGATGCCGTTGATGATGTTGTCATACATATTACCTATTTGTTCCTCTGGTTTTACCCTTACGAGCAATCCCATCAATAGATTTTTTTCTCATCCCAGTCTTTTTAACCATGCCGCCTTTTTTCATCCCAGTTT